GTAATCGAGCACTACGTTTTTCCTCGAATTAGTGGCGGAAAAGTCATGACTGTGACTCCGGCAGGAGCGGCTTCTAAGCCAGGTGGTGGCGGAGCTATTACTATCGGCACTGTCACAATTGATGGTCCCACTTCTTCTTTTCTTCTAAATACTGAAGTTTACAACGTAAATATTAGTGGTAACGCTGGCGATGCACAGTCAGTCATCACTAGTTCTGATCCTATGGACTTCATCACTCCAGGTAATCCAATTCAAGTTTTATTTCAGGGTACACCCGGAGACCGTACATTAACTGCAACTGTCACTTCTAGTACAGCTAATGATTCTGGAGCAACTGGTACTTTAGTTGTTAATACAGAATTGCCTAATGTAACAATTATTGAAACGGTATCTATTTCAGGTGAGCAGAGCCCTAACAATGGAGACAGCGAAAACTACACGGCTACTGTTACCGGAGATGCCACTCCGTTCACTTACACTTGGAATGTAACGGGAGGTACTATTAATGGAGATACTGACACACAAACTATTAACGTGACTTGGAATTCAGCAGGTACTCAAACAGTTGATGTAATAATTGAATCTACTAACGCTGACTGGGATAATCAGCCTGGGAACGGCACTTTTGTAGTCAACGTCGCATAATATATCTCTTATCTTCGATATCATCGTAAGAAACTAATTGCTCTCCTAGATGTACACTCACATCGTAGGAGAGTCTTTTAGTATTGCGAGCGTGGAATCCAACATAGAAGAATGAATTCTGTTTAATGAACATTAAGTCATACGGATGCTCTTCGCGCCCTTGCGTGTAAATCCTAGTGTCAATATGACTGTCGTTATAAATATTTCCTGTACCTTTGTTTTCCAGCCGAACACTTATATACATATCTTTTAGTTCTGGAAGTTGGTACGGAAGTGTTTCGGCACTTTCATACTTTTCATCTGAAGTCAGGACAAGCGTTCTTTCAAACTCTTGCCAAAATCCATTTGTCTCAGCTCGGTCTTTGCCTTTTATTTCTGCAGCTTCCCAGCCTTCTTCCATATAAGGTTTTTTTGTATCTAGACCTATTGTCATTAAGAACTTAATATAGTGATTCTCTGCGCCAAACAATCCGATTGAATCTTGGTAATTCCAAGTATGTGGTACTGCGTGACACAGCTGCATTGATGGATTCTGTATCGTAGGTCCATCGGCATAATTTAATGACTTACCAGCAGCTGTTCTGTTTGGATTAGTGTTGTCACTGCATCCGTACACTCCATGACTTCTAAGTATTTGATCTGTAACGTTTTGAATGCGTGGCTGCGCAACCGTTCCTAATGATCTGTCCATGCTCTATACCGTTTTCTTTCATTGTATTAGAGATAATCGTTGATCATTTCAGACTTTTCTTTAAGAGCCCGTAATGCTTTGTGCTCAAGAGTACGTACACGGTCTCGTGACATATTAAGGACTTGCCCAATTGCTGTCATCGACATTGGTTCAAGAATCTCTTCACCTATTCCATACCGCATAGCAATCACAGCGCCTTGCATCTCAGGTAGCTCGTGAATCATTTCACGAATGTCTTCTTTAATAAACTGCTGTTCAAGTAGAGTGTCTGGCAGTTGCGTCTCATCTTCAAGCAGGTCAATTAGTGCTGTGTCTCTGTTCTCGCCAATCTTGATTTCAAGAGACGTTGGTTGCCGGGCTTTGCACATCAAATCTTTAATTTCATCTACTGTCAATCCCAAATAATCAGAAAGTTCTATTACATTTGGCATTTCGCCTTTGATTTGGCTTAGTTCACGCTGGGCTTTCTTAAGTTTGTTGAGGTTCTCAGTAACATGGATCGGTAGCCGTATTGCCCTCGATTTCTCCGCAATGGCCCTCGTGATACCTTGCCGTATCCACCAATAAGCATAAGTACTAAACTTGTAACCACGACCAGGATCAAACTTCTCGACGCCACGAACGAGCCCAATCGTACCTTCCTGGATGATGTCCAGTAGTTCCATATTACGCTTGGTATATTTCTTAGCGACACTGACGACAAGCCTGAGGTTGGCTGTAACCATTTTCTCTTTTGCTTTTTCGCCTTCACGGATCTGACGTCGTAGGTCTTTAGTTGTGATGCCAAGTACCTTGGCTAGATCTTCTTTTTCTTTGATTTCTAATTCAGTTTTTGTTTCGTTAATTTCCATTAATCGTTGAACCTTTCTGCCGAGAAGAATTTCTTCATCGTGCTCAAGGAGTGGAATACGTCCGATATCGCGTAAATAAGCACGGACCGAATCTCCGGTGATTTTTGGTTGTGACATATAGTCTCTTCAGTGATACTTTACTCTAACAGAGTTTGTGTTATTTATCAACCGTAAATACGCGCAAATCGTAAACTTTCTTTCGGCGATTCTCCGCCTTCTAATGCTTCAACTGCCATAGCTTGAGCAGCATGTTCATTGAATCCTTTCTCTTTATAGTTTGCGTAGTTACGTTCGTAGTCTTCAATTGATCCTTCAAAATCATCATCCGTAACCATCTCAGCTGCCATTTGATTGGCAGCTTGATCTGGTACGCCGTCCGTTTTTAAATGCTTCCAGATATTCTGGAAAACCTCAGGATTTTCTTCCTGACAACTGCAGGGTTTGTCTCCAGCTTTACGCACGGCACAGTATTAATTAACCTGTACCAATTCTATCAACCGCCAGGATTAAATCCGCTCGCCATTAGTTTAGCTTGGGCAACACTTTGATGAACACGATCAGCAACTGCAGGATCAGCTAAAGCAAATGTTGCAGTACCTGCATCGTTTGCATAAAGCATTTGAGTTACTGCCTCATCTTTCATGCGAGCAGCTTTCTGTTCAGCTTGTGATTGCTCAACGTTAGCCAGACGTGTCTGTTGAATATTTGCAGATTGAGCGCCAGCAATGCGGCTCTGCATATTCTGCAGCTGGCTTTGCTGCATATACTTTCCTTTCTGCTCAAGAGAAGCAGCGGTTGAAACTTGAGGCTTGTCATAGCCACTGTTGGTCAGGCCCATCTGCGGCCCTGGAGGAGAAGCGGTACGCCCATAGAATTGAGTGTTCGGATTTGACCGCTCATTAGCCAACAGCGTCACTTCCGCTGCTGGCATTTGACGAATGGGTTGAGCCATATCAAGTGTCCTGAATCAGGGCTTTAGCTTGAAGAGCGCCTTGAGGAGCTTGAGAGAGGTACTTCCAAGCATTCTCAGGAGAAGAATCCATCATTTGGCTGAAGGGTCGCCAGAAATCGTTGGCTTCACCTGCGTGACGGCCAGGAGTTGGAATATCCATCTCGGGGCGCTGGAACTGCTGAGGAACGTTGTTCTGCTCTTGAGCTTCGATCTCAGCTTCAAACTGAGCACGGGCTTCTTGCTGCTGACGTGCAGCGGTCTCTTCAGCAGTCTCAGTAGGATAAGGACCTTCAGGACCGAAGAACTCGTTGACGTAATCAGCAAGGACGTCAGGGTTGGTGAGCATTACGTTCATTGCAGCACGCTCTTCACCAGCTGCATCAAGCAGGGCGACGGTGTCGTTTGCACGCTGCACTTGCTCAATCAGAGCATCCTCAACGGCACATGCGTACTGGTTAAGGAGAGCGGGGGCTTCAGCACCGAAGTGCTCAAGAACTTCAAGACTTTCGTCGCTGATTCCGCTTAGATACTGATCGCTTGCCTGTGCCTGAGCCTGTTGCACCAGTTGGGCCACTTCCGATTCCGAGTAAGCCTGGGTTGAAGGTTGGGGCTGCGAAATCGGCTGCACCTGCGGGGCTACTGAGGCCCAGCTGGGTTGTGTAGCTGCTTGGGGCGTTGGCGTCGTCTGGTAAGCCGAGGGTGAAACCTGGGCCTGGGAGGGGTTGCTGGTATTCAGGCTTGCGCTGAGCGCCTGAAACGCCTGCTGCCATGGATTCCCCTGAGGTGCCGAAACCTGCGGGGCCTGGGCCGGTGCCTGGTAAGCCGGAATTTGGGGTGAAACCTGGGCCGGCGATGCCTGGTAACCTTGGGGCTGGCTCGTCGCGGATTGCGTCGCCGCGCTCGGCGCGTAGCTGGTCGGCGCGACTGAGTTCGTTGGGGCTGTCGCTTGTACTGTTTGGCTTGTAGCTTCCACTGTAACTTAACTCCTTACGTAAAAATTCGAGTGATCTGTATAAGAAACCTGTGATATCTAGGTTTGGATCAGCTGCCAAAGGTTGATCTGGCACCTGAGGATGCGGCAATTGATAGAGGCTGCCTAGCAATCCTATAAATTGGTTGATACTGCTTTGGGTCTGCTGAACCATTCGGAAGGGATAGCCGCTTAACATTGCTGCTCTCTCTTCATCTGTTTTACCTGGGAACAGGTATTTCAGAGCTTCGATAGAATCAACACCAAGTTCTTGAAGGTTACGGACAACAATACTGTTATTCAGAATGTCATCTGTGCTTTCTTCAAAGACTTCACCCATCCACCGCCAGCTAACTTTCGTTGAGCCGTCAGGGACAAGTCCGGTGACGCCAGGAGGTATGTCTCCTGTGTCCAGTTTAGCACGCATTTCTTTATCTCTTTTGTTTACAAAACGCTTATAGGAGTTTTCAAATTTCTCCATAGCTTCTTCAAATTCTTTTGGATCTTCAAACTCTTCAGGCAATGGCATCAGTGGTTCTTTGATTCCCATTGCAATAGCAAAGGACTCACGGAAGTTTTTCTCTTCTGTATGAATCATCATCGAAAAGAGTTTACATAAACCGTATGTAAACAAAGCACGTGCTTTCTTCTCTGCTGTAGCAGCAACTCGGCCGTACAAAGTTTTAATTTCATAAGCAGTAGATGCAAGGTTAATATCGATGTCATCAACTCCACCAAGTGCTAAACGAATTTCAGAACGATACTGTTTAACGTATAGGTTCTGATCACCTGAAACACTGTCAGGCGTCATGTACTGAACACGGTCAGTTGGCTCAAGGTTTGCAATTACTCGGGGCACCTTGATTTGACCATCGAGTGAAGCTCCCCCGAAAGGTTGGCTAACACGAGTACTAGCGCGACCGCCACCCAGAGGAGCAAATCCTGCTTGCGAACTGATGGTCGGACGGAACGTGTTTTCATCTCCACTCTCTACAATGTCATGTTTAGGTCTACTAGATACAAGTGTTGGATTACCAAAGAACTTGATGTTCTTGCGGATATTACGGACTAGCTCATCGTGGTACAGAATTTGGTGTGCCATCCAGTCAAACTCACCGTTGCCAGTAGCTTCACCTGTGCAGTCCATGTGATTAAACACTTCAACTGCAGGGATGTATCCAAGGCTGTTAGTCAGAGTTTCTGTGTGGCCTGGCATCTTGAAGGGCAATGTGCCCATCTGATTCTCAAACTCAATCTTCTCATCAGAAATGGTTTGCTCAATCCTATCTTTGTATACTTTCAGCTGAATCCATTTCTTTTTACCATCCTTACCGTTAGCAGCGGTTTGAGTCTGGTACATATTGTTCTCTTGTCTTACATTAAATGAGTAGACAAGAACGATAGATTCAAGCTCACCGGCTTGATCTCGATACGCACGGTAACTGTCTGATGGGAAGTACAGGATTTGATAACTTTCGCCGACTGGACGGAAGTAGAACATTCCGTTGCCATCGCAAAGGAAGTAATCAACAATGCTCTCAAACTTCATTTCAAGCATGTTTTCTTCGCACACTTTGGCTAAGAACTCTCGTCTCGTACCAAAACTGTCTTGCTCACTGTAGAACTCAATGCCACGACGCAACATAAATGTGCGCATCTGAGCTAAGTGTGAAGACACAATCATTGTGTCAACAGACATATCTCCACGACGTTCTTTGGCTGCTTGTAATATTTGTTGAAATTGACTTTTTACAGCGCTGTAATCCATTTATTTAATACCTATTTATCCCTAGTGTAATCAGTCTAGTCTGTCCGCATAATCTTCTGCAATTTCATCGGCATCCGATTCAACAGGCTTACCTGGTTTAGGCATCACCCAATCAGGCATGGCTTCTCTAAATCTATCCATGTCACCAAACAGATTGCCAAACATAACTTTAGAGCGATCGCGACTAATTAAAGAACTGTTGTCAATACGTTCTTGCATAGCAAGTGGATTAAATGCACGGCTTTCATCGCCGCTGTAATCAAATGTACCTGTGTTCTTATAATGTTCGTCTTGTTTGTTTTGGAACTCAAAGTTCTTATTCATATAAGTATTTAAGAAATTCTCGGTGCTGTAGCCAGACTTTGTTTGATCACTTAACGATGAATCTGTAGAGGTGTATCCTCTCGAAGTTACAGGTTGTTTTGGAGTAGATGCTGAACCGTATAAGTCAGAAGCAGAAGATCCTGAGCTTGAGAAATCATTTCCAGAGTATTTGCCTTCATCAAATATTTCTCCAGCTTTACGTCCTTGTTTCTGCTGCTGTTTAGGCAAATCTTCTAACTGTACGGGTGTTCCTGTATTTTTAAAACCTCCAGTTTGTTTACCGTTTACCCACGTCTCACCTGATCGAATATTAATGTCTTCGCCGGGTTGATATTCTTTGCCATTAACGTAAAAAGACATTTATTTCTGTCTATAAATCGAAACTATCACTATTGTAATCAAATTGCACAGCACCCCTCCTTAATAGGCCTCCCATGCAAAGCACCATGCTATCTACAGCATCGTCGTGGGGTGAGTGTCCAAAGTTAAGTAGCTCTTCTTCCAATACATCCCATTTACGCCATTTGTTCCATATCACTCGTTTGTGCTCATATAAACCAAGCACCCCCCTAAGTCTTGCAAGTTTGTCTCCTTTGAATCCTTTGACTGGAGATACTGTCAGGTTATATAAAGCACGGTTCTCGTGCATGATTCGTTTGAAGTCGCCTTCAAATGAGTTTTGATATGCAACAGCTTCAGGCCAGATCACGCAAGGTGACATCGTTGGGAAGAATTGACCCTCGTCATTCTCAAGCAGAATGTTCCAGTCAGCCAGCATTTCACATAGCATGTCCATCTTTTCAAGGTTGCCCATTGACTTCATTCGCCTTTGATCAATGAGATAAACCTTGCCTTTTTCGATACCGCCTAACGTCATGACGGTCCAATCATTCTTTTCTTTGAGCCCTGCACTAAGGTCGATACCTACGCCTAAGCAATCAAACTCTTCTGGTACTCCTAGCTTTACAATTAGCTCAGGTGATATGCCAACGTCTGATGACTGTACAGCTGTATTTAGATACTGATATGCAAAGGCAATACGATCTTCTGCCTTACGTTCGTTGAGATATTTCATAGACCAGAACTCTGGCCAATACGAACGTTGTCTACCTTCAGCGTCAGTTATAACAGCTTTCTGGATAATTTGTTTCCAGTTGTTTTTTGCTGTAAATAGGTGGGCGTGTATATCGTCAAAGTGAAAACGGGTTCCAAGACATATGGCTCGTGCACCTTGAAACATTGTTGGAGCGATGACGTTGGACCACGTCTGTTCCATCTCCCTTCTAATGTCAGGATTATTGATTGACGCAGCGGATTTAATAGGGTCATCGATAAGCACCAGCTGTGATCGTTTAGACGTAATGGCACCTTTAAGACCTCCGCACGCAATGGTGAAAGCCTCTTCACCTGCCGTATCAATGCCCGCAAAGTCATAATCAATACTCCAGTATTCGTCAGATCTTTTAATTTTGGAGAGCCTTACCATTGGAAAGATCTCTCTATATTTTGCGCTTGTAAGAATGCCTTTAATCGTAGCTGACTTAGCTCTACTAATGTCCACCATGTAAGCAATGTAGAGAATACGCAGCATCTTTTTAGCTGCTGTATGTCTACCAATCATCCACGCTGCAAATAGTCCAAGCACTGTTGACTTAGCAGATCCACGTGGTGCAAGGATTGCAGTGTTGGATCCGCCAATACCCATCAGGCATTCACTATCTTCTCCTGTGCACAGTTCATTGTGCCATTCACGCATATGCTTTGCAGGCGGCTTTCCCATTGCGATACAGAAGTCTGCAAAGTCGTCACGAGCTTTTAGTACTTCTTCTGTAGGTGGCTTGACAGTTACTTTGGTAGCTGTCATTAACGCCGATCTTTTGTAGGCTAGAGCTATACTCGGGACTGCCATAAATTAACCTTTTGCTTTTAGTCTAGCGTTTACCAAAATTCTTAGCTCTCTGCTCTTGTATCCTATTATTAGCTTTTGCTCTTGCTGCAGATCTCTTGTTATATTGCTTGGTCACAGAATAAGCTACTCTCATTTCATTAGCTAACTGCTCAGCTGCTCTAGCTCTAGCATCTGTACCTGAATCAAATGCTGGCATGCTTGGCAATGCCTTTGGTGTCCTGCCTTGCAAACGGATACCTGCAATCGACGTATCTTCAATTACAGGTAGTTCTTTTAATTCTGGCAATGGGATCTTGGCACGTTCCGGAGGAGGAACTTGCATCGGCATCGTAACAGGATAACCATACATTAGTTTGAACTCAACTCACTATATAGTTTTGCCCAAACAGCATTGATTGAGTTATCGATAGCTTCGGAGAACTGCGGATCATCTTTGAAGATTGCAGCCATTTCACGCATCACACGATCAGCACCTGCAAGGATTAAACCTCGCTTGTCTGTACTGCGGTTGATACGCTCCGATGTTTCGATGTGACTACGGAGTTCTTTTTCAAGGGAAGCAAGACGAGCAGCGCCATCACTGCCTTTAATCTCACCGGTTGTAATAGCCATGCGCAGCTCTTGTATATCAGAATGAAGAGCAGCAATTTCTGAGTTAAGAATTTCACGACGATTTAGTTTCTTAAATTTCATCTTGACCCAACGGGCCATATCATTGAATGTTCCTGGGTAGCCAAGGATGCCTGAGTATACCCAAATTTCAATGACTGAAGGAGTTACCTCAGCAAATTCTACGAACTCTTCTGACTCAGCTGCTGGAAGAGTATCAAGCCATTGATCTACATAAGTTGTGTAGACACGGCCAGTTGTTGTAGCCGTAGTCATTAGAAACTCCGAGCTTGACTGGTGGAACGTGCTTGTTGACGTTTTTCTCTACCTGCAGCAATGTTATCCCCCTCACGCATGGTCAAACGATCTTGCTCTCCGTCAGTAATTTTATTAAGCCTGGTTTGAACACCAGTGGCATCAAGCATTCCGATATTCCTGTTGAACTCTTGATTCTGGAATTGATTCTGCAGTTCATACTGTTTATCCATGCTACGCATACCGTAGCCAAACTCTTCTTTACGAGCATTTGATTGCTCCATCTGTGAGATGTTTGAAGCATGTGACATCAGGTCTTTACTAATGCCAGCTTGGAAGTCACCTAATCCCATAGCTAGCTGCGATTCAAATACTTTATTTAAAATATTGCCCATGTATGAATACTTCAAAGCACGCCCTTCGTCGTCGTCTTTGTCTGGCTGGAAGTTAAAGAAACTATCCATCATTTGCTTATAGTTAAAAAAGCCAGGATCAATTCGAGTACCATCAGTACCGATATTGCCTCCGGTGTTCGGTTGATCGTTTTCCGAACCTTCTTCTTTCTTTTTATCGGACTTGACTTCAGAATACTTCTGTTGGTCAGGATTGTATCTCATCACTGAAAGCCTAAACTATCAATATTGTATCTAACTACAATAGAGCTATAGAATGTGACATTTGTATGCAGTTTAGATCAGTTAGACCATCAAAAGGAATTGTTGCTGCACAGAACGTTGTTGGTTCTATGAATAGAGGGTATGCAGCTTCCTTGGATGCATCTCCTAATTACACTGAGTTGGCGAAACAAGCGATTAAAAGTAAGTCGCAAGAACGTCAAGCAGCTATGAAAGCCGAAAGCCAAGTTGCTCGTGCTGGCTTAGAAGCAGTTACAGATGTCAATATCAATCAGCAAGATGCTGATTTAGCTAAAGACGTAAGAGAGATTAAAAAGCCTGCAAGAAGGATGGCAGGATTAGTTGGTGCACTTGGGTTAGGTGCTGGTTATATGGTCGCTGCTAGAAACATGAAGCTTGATAGAGAAGCTGCAGATAAACGTGCGGCAACATATGATCAGAATACTCAAGCAATACTGCAAGCTATTAGAGACAGTAAAGTTGAAGCTCCGCAGTTATCACCTAATCCTGAAGTTCCTAGCCCTACAATTAAACCTATTCCTGGACCATCTGAGAGAACTATTGTATCTGATTCAGAAGAAGGGCCTGCAGCTGATACAACATCACAATCCGCGCAGCCTCAATCTGTTATGTCTCGTGATCAATTTAATAATGCTGCACTTTCGGTGGGTTGGAAGCCTGAGCAACTAAGAACTCTTTATGCAATTTCACGTGGAGAAAGTGGAGTAGATCCTAGCAATGACACTAAACGTTTAGGATCAAAAGGTCTGTACGCTACAACTGGTGAAGACAGCGTCGGTTTAATGCAAATTAACTGGGGCTATCACAAAGATAAAGGCTGGCTTCAAAATCTAGGTATTACAAAAAGGGAGCAGCTGTACGATCCAAAGACGAATTTAAAAGCTGCTAGATATTTGTATGAGCAGAATAATAACTTCAATGATTGGACAGTATACGACAAAGGTATATACAAAGATTATCTGTGATCAGAGACCAGATCCAAAGGTTCGGCCAAGGTTACCTAATCCTTGCATGAGCATTACCATTAACGCTTGACGCCTATCCCGATCATCACGCTCACGAT